TAACCGTTCCTTGCTCTTTGACTTGAGTGGTAACGACATCGGTAATCAATGCCTTCAATTGCTCTTCAGTCATCTTCATTTTATAAATTCCTCCTGAAAATTTTTGGAACTTGTTAAACCTTTTTTCACTTCGGAGAAATCTACTACCTCTGACGGTAGTTCTAATTTACTCAACTTTGCCCTTGGCTTTTCTTAAAGCCTCAGATATCATGTCAGCGATTTGCCCCTTTAAGTTTAGTGCAGATTCCAACTTCTCTGGTGTTATCGCAGACTTTACTAACTCTACTATATAAGAGTCTGTAATCTCGGTTGTTTCGTCCTGTTTTGCACTTTTAGATGAAATAATTTCAATTTCATCATCTTTTTCTTCATTTTCTTCCAATTCCAATTCCAAATCTTTGATATCAGAATCGGTTTCTTTAATTTCGGTTTCATCCTCTTCAGATGCACCATACAGACCTTCGAATATTTCTTGAGCCCGGATAATGTGATCAAGACCTGTTTTAATTACTTCTTTTGTCGCCGCAGAAATAGAACGACCTGCCTTTTCAATGACTTCAGCTTCATTAAACACTTCCTTACCGTATTTCATCTCAACCCAACCAGCAGCTACCGGGATGTCATTATCAGCAATTTTTACTTGCAAACCATCTTCGACATAGGAAATAGTATATGAAGTAACGAAGAAATCTTTTTCCACATCGCCAATCATATAAATAAATGAACCATTGGGATATTCTGATGGTATCAAATCAATAACTTTACAGGTAGAGGCCCCACAACCGTTAACATCAATAATTCTTTCCAAAGCCGACATTATTTCAAATACACTTGGTACGATATTAGAATAATTCTTTTCTTCTTTTGATTCTTCCTCTTCTTCTTCCTCTTCTTCTTCCTTAGTTTCTTCGGTTACCTCTTCTTTTGATTCTGCTTCTTCTTCGCTTCCTGTTTCTGTTTGTTTCCCTTCTCCGACTTCTGATTTTTCTGTTTCTTCTTCATTTGTGTCACCTTCCTTTGGCATTTCATGCCCACATTCAGGGCATTTTTCTGCATCTATTGGCATTTCAGTGCCACATTCAGGACATTTCTTTGTTTTTTCTTCTGTTACTTTTTCTTCCTCTTCTTCGTCTTGTTTTGTAACATCCTTTGTCACAAGTTCAATAACAGCTTCCAATTCTTCTTTTAATTGCTTCGTTTTAATTTTACCGGACTTTACAGCCTCAATCAAAGCCTCTGAATTAGATGGAATAGGAACGCAGGATATTTCAAGAAGTTCCACATCGGTATAAACCCTTTTTAGACCCATCTCTTTGTATTTTCCTTCTTTGGGATTGTCAATTTTCCCTTCCGGGTTTGGTTTAAACCCAACAGAAAAAGCACTCATAATACCTTCTTTGAACAGTTGGTAAACTTCGCGCCCACGCTCAGTATTTGCAAATTTAGCTTTAAATTTTAAACCATTGCTATCTGCCTTAACCCACAGGGCCTTCCCGACTGGGGGGGCAGAATAATCATGGCACAACATAATGACAGGATTCTTTCTGAAAGAATCAAGTTTCCATGCCGAGGATTCTATAAGTTCGTCATCCCTATCCTTTACTGGTTTACTTCCCCAACCAATGATTGATTGCTCAACTTCATTGATTTCTGCTTTTTCCGCTGTGATAAATTTCTTTTCCTTATCCATTTGTCAAACCTCCTTTGCTGACATTTGTTTGAAAATATCTCTGCTTCCGCCTTTTCATTCTTCTTGAAGACAAATCATGGTGGAAAACATAAATCTTCCAATAATAAAATCAAGGTACTTCTTTGGATTGCTGATAACCTCTTTTGGAGCCTGCATCATATCCTCTTTCAAGCGTTTATCTAAAATATCAAACTCCAATTTATTACCAACTATTCTGATTGTACCTGCCTTCACAAAATTACCATTTTCTCTTATTATAACTTTCATCTTTTATCCCCATTTTTATAAAGGTAATTCATCTACTCTCTCCCAAAAACTTTTCCGTTCTGCCATAGGTAATTTATGTTTCTTAAATAAAACATCTATAGTTTTTTTATTTTCCAAAGCCTTATCTGCCATTTGTCTAGCCATATCTTTGTATTCTTGTAAATCTTTTAAATTACGGGTTTTACCGCTTGGAAAAGTCACTTCCCGAATGACATACTGTTGCATTCTTTCGAAATCGCCATTCCATGCATCTTCATATTTCTTTGCAAATGTGTAACCATTATCAATAAAAACCAATTTATCCCCTTGCCAATAGACATTTTTGCAGTGTCTATCACAAGAACCAATCATACGGTCAAAAACTGCACCCTTCACAATTTCTTGCCAACGATCATTGTAAGCACCCTTTTCAGCATCATTCTCGTCCAATCTTTTAAGATTTTTTTTAAATTCTTGAACAGAACCGATACCATGATTTGGTATTTCCTTAAAAACTGTATTTGGAACAAGATCAACACCCAATACTTTATCAACTTCACTTGCTAAAACTTCTCTTTCCGTTTGTGAACATTTTTGAAAATCAGTACCAGTATACTTTTTTACGTCTCTAGCAAATCCCCGTACATTTTCTTGTTGTTCATCATCTGTTGCTTTAGCAATCCCACTACCGTCACCTTCTATGTCAACTTTATATGTTTGATTAACATGCCCCCCTTCATCAAAGCTATGATGAGTTTGGGTTATTTGACCAGTTTCAAAAGCAACATCTCTTACCGGAACGGTTACATCAACTTTTCCACCGCCGCCCCTTCTTGGTTTTCTTTCGCCTTCACCTTCAGGTGCACCCCCACCACCATGTCCGGGTGCGCTACCACCTATCTGTCCGGGCCTGCCCGCATGACCGTGGTTGCCAGAGCCAGAACCACCTTTAAAGAATCTTTGTAAACCGTAATTGTCTGAACTTTTTGTCAATTCTTTAATTTTTTCTTTTACATCTAATGATGGCATTCCCGTTTTTTTTCTATATAAAATTTCTTCCATCAAAACCGTAACAAGAAGATCATCATCCACTTCTATTGTTTCATCATTATCAAGATATAATATACTCATTGATTTCTCCTTTCCCATACTTCTACGGCTTCTGAATATTTATAAGGTACTGCTTTCCGGGAACCAGCAGCTTTCCACAAGTGCTGTTCATAGTACCAAACAATGGCTTGCACTTCTTGTGCTTTCATCCCACTTTTCTTTGCAACACCATTTACCCATTTAGTCATTGCTTGTCGTTCAGGTATTGTTTCGGGAGCTCCACGAATTTCACCTCGACTATTGATAAGTGTCCCAAACTGTCGATGGAAGGCACGTGTCATCCACACATCTAAAGTCAATCCTTCCTTACCCATGATGTTATTGTGGAACTGCCCAACCTTCGGTCCAAAAATAGCAATGCCATTATAAGCTCCGCCCTTGTTTATATTGCTAGATGGTTTCAAATTAACGGACTGCCGCACCTCATTTATTTCTTTCCCCGTATGACCTTGATGTAACCAATACATCATTTGTTGTTCGCCACCATTGATTTTTATCAATTTATTGATCATATCAAACGCTGGACTTGAATTTGTACCTGACCAATTCATTCCATTCTCAGGATTCTTCAATGGAAGCAATCCGGTTTCCCGATAGACTTTATATGCATCACAAGCAACCCGCATATTCATCTTTGGGTCTTGGTTCGGACTTGATACAGCTAAAAGTGTCGCAAAGAAATCCTGTTTTCCCGCTTCTTTCAGTTCAGGAAAATGTTTACTTAATTTATCAAATGAATCTGCAATGTCTTTTGAATACCAATCACGGGCATTCGGTGTAGATTTTATTTGAAATTGGACTTCTTTTAATGTCTGAGCAATAGCCGTTTCTAAATGTTTTGAATTTGTATAATCAGAAACACCACCTCCATGATGCATCTGAGAATGCCTCTCCGTGAACAACTGGGCAATCTCCATATTCTCTCTTGGTTTTCGTTCTTCACCTTCAGCAGATGGAACCCAATTAAATCGTGGGTCGCCGGGGCCATTCCAATTTCCACTTCCGGGGCCACCCTTCTTATGTGCTTTCAAATATTTTTTATTCACAACAGGGATAAGACAACAACGACAATTAGGGTGAAGTGGTGGATATTGAATATCCTCATAGTCATCATCAATAAAAATATCATCAAGCGGTAGAATTTTACCGTTCATCGGAGCACATCTATTACAAAGTCTATCATCTTGTGCAACCAACCATTCTTTAGCAATGACCACACCAGATTGTTTGTATGCTTCTTCCTGCCCTGCATTACTTGCTCTAATAGCTTCTGTTCTAGCAATCAGCATTGATCGAAAAGATGTCATCCCATCAAATGCTTCTCTTACTTTTTGAGAAATCCCCTCCATACCAAGGCCGGAGGCCATACCTTCTTTCATCACTCCTCGCAAAGTTTCTGCCGCAGTTGCATTGATACTTGTTGCAAACTTAAATTTATAATTATCAATGAATGCCAAAACAGCCTCTTCAGAAATATTAAATGCACCAGTAATGAATTCAGCACCAACCATAAGTTTTAAATCGTCAAAAACTTCTCGACCCATTTCAGAATACATTTCTTTAATAAATTTTCCACCTTCACTTGCTAGTTTCTCATTCCAATATTCTTCACTGAATAACCAATCATTATAACTAAATGATGCCTTTTGTGATTTTGGAGGTTTTTGATTTATTTTAGATAAAACATCTTGCTCCATATCTCTAAAATACTTACGCATTGTTTTGGTAAATCGTCTTTCACCTTTAAGCAAAACCTGATTGAATCTTTTCTCCCACCTTCTGCGTTGAATATAATTAAGTCTTTTCCCCGATGCTTTGACAATTATATCAAGCATAGAGGCTATAAAATTTTTATTTTCTATCAACGCAGAAAACATTAATCTTCCTTCTCTTCCATCATATCCATAAATGCATCATCAGCTTGTTCGAATGTAATATTATCTTCTTTCATTCGTTCAATCATTTCCCTACGTTTCTTGTCTTTCAATTCTTCCAAACTTTTAAACATCTTGCCCTCCTTTCGTTGCATATAAACAACATCCGGGCCACCGGGTGTCCAATTTTTTTCCCGCTTATATTCTTTAAAACCGAACTCGCTATAAAATTTCGGAAGTTTGCCGTCAAAGCAATCGAGTTTTTTTGCACCATTTTTTATAGCAAATTCAACAACATCCCTGCCGTGGTGGTTTAAAGAAAAAACATTTCCCATATCACCATCAGGAGCTATCATAACCCCACTTTGTTTATCTTCAGATAAATAAGGTTTAAGCCCATGCTCTTTAATTTCCTTTGCAGTGTAATCTGTTAAGTATGCTTTTTTTACAACATCCAATTTGTTCCTTTGGTTGATAAATTCTTGTGGGTTAGCTTCAAACACTTTCTGTTTAGTTCGAATAATGTTTGCATCAATTTCATGCATTCCTTTATGATCACCAGAACCAGCCTGTTCTTTAGTTGTAATAGTATGCCCATTAAAATCTTGCCAAGTATCCTTACGATTATGAAGAACTACGCTTCCTTCAGATTTTTTATTTCTAAATCCACTTGCCATTAAACCATATTCCATATCTTGATATGGATGTTTGGTGTAACCTCTTATTTCATAATTCTTTTTGCCTTCCTTTACTTTAGTAAAGATTACATCAGTCAAATTAAGAGTATCTGCTACGAATGAAGTTGCTTTTTGTTTACTTCCAATGTGATTGCCATTAATACTTCTATTGCTATCACTATTCTCATTTGCACCTCCGCCGCCATGACCGGGCATACTCCCTCCCACCTGTCCGGGTCTGCCTGCATGTCCGTGATTACCGCTACCGGAACCACCTTTATAAAATCTTTGTAGACCAAGCATTTCTGTCCTCCACCTTTAAAATTCCAAATGCCGTTTTACAGCACCTACCAATTTCTTGGCAAACACTTCAATTTCTTCATCTGAAGGCATCTTCGCCGTATTTTTATCTGGTGGCGCATTTGGTGGTTTCGCCGGAGGTTTAGGTTTATTCGGCCCTGCGGCAGGTTGTGCTTCTCTTCCCGGTTGACCCGGAGCCGACTGTGGATTCTGCCCTCCCGGTTGCATTGGAGGAGCCTCACCAAGAGGAACAATTGTAGCTGGAACTAACGGTTTGTCACCCCACTCAACTGGTTCCATACCCATCTTTTCACGCTCTTCATTAATTGTCGTAACATACGAACCCAAATGTGTCCGCTGTTCTGTCAATTCAAATGTTTCATCCTCTGGTACTGGGGTATCATAAGCAAAGAAAAGTTGTGCATCGAAGAATGGAATAAATTTCTCGTTGAGTTTTTCTTCAATTCTGCGAAGCCGTGGTTCGAGTGTATCTTTTTTGTATTGCCATTCACCTACACGTGCGTTTGCAAGGTTAACTGATTCGGTAGTAAGTTTGGAAAGCGGAATACCATAAGCAGCCGCTATTTCGTCTCTCGCCGTTCTGCGCCCCTCTACATAACCAATATCTTTATTAGTAAGTGTAATTGGCTTATAAGTTAAACCTTTTTCTAAAATGATTGTGCGCCCAACCTTCATTGGTCCGCCATAGTTTTGTTTCCACTGTTCCTTCAGCCTCTCATACTCGCGCTCGCCCACGACATTCTCAGTTTCCAAAATTGCTTCCGGTCTTGCATTATTCTTCATCAATGTATCTTCGTAACGTCTGGTATTCTTGTCAAAAGACACGGCAGTTTGTATTGCAACTAGTGGGCTCATACCGTATAGCTGAGATGTTGGGGAAGGAAATTTAAAGTGTATAATTTCTTCAGGTTCAAAAGGAACTTCTATAGTTCCAACCTTATAAACATACCCTTTTATGAGATTATTTTTCCCCGGCACTATTCTCATGTTCTGTACAGGAATGGGCCATATCTCCGCAGGAGTTCCTAACCTGTTTTTCGGTAAATACCAGTAAGCGTTCCCTGTCAGTTCCAAATATATCTCTGTAAGCTCCCAAAGATCGAATCTATTGATTAATGGGTTAACTTCATCTAATAAATCCAAAGAGGGATGTTCGATAACTTCTTCAATACCCGCATCCTGTTTAAAATATTTTTGTAAACCGGGGTTTTTCTGCAAACCCATTAGCCGTGCTTTTGTAACTTCTCTGGTTGGCACAAGCAATTTTTGTTTTGGATTTTTCTTCTTTACATACAATCGAAGTGTAGAATTCGCCACAGAAGTAGCATTCTTCGATGCACAAATGTAAACCCATGATCTGAATTCATCTACTTGCGCTTTAAAATCATCCGGTGGCGAAATATAAATTTGCTGGTGTTCCCACGGCATCATATAAACATTGGAGACTGTCCTTTCTCCCGCAGTAACTTTTTTTATTTCAAATCCGAAGAATTTCATTCTTCCCAATCCTCCCCAAAAAACCTCTCCCAATTGTTCCATTTATGGTCTTCATGTTGTGTGGTGGCCCAATCGAGAATTTTCATAGTTGGGGTTTGCCCTATCACATCAATCCAATGCGTAAAAAGACCACTTCGTACTGCATCCATCGCATGATCATTGTGTTTGACAGGTTCATCCAAAACCCGCTCAGTTTTCTTATCCTTACGCCAAGAATAAGATTTTCTCTCTTTATTTACATGGGGAGAATTTTCGAGAACACCAACATGAAAACGCTTCACAAAGTCAATACCGTCTTTCACAGAATTTTTGCCTTTGTGTGTCGGCACAACCCAAATCCCATGATCTTCGATTTCTTTAATTCGATCAGGTTCGGCACAATCAGCATAGAGCGGAATACGTGTCCAATCCTTTTCTGGAATCAAATCTTTACATAATTTGATAAATTGATTGTTAGTTAATTCTTTCTCATAAAACATTTCTTCAACAGTTGCCTCAAAGCGAGTATCATCAAATGTAACTTTACACAGAGTTGATGGTGCATTGTACCCAAAATCTGAACAATAGATATATTCGCCATCAATGTGATCTTTTGCATCGTACCAGTTGTCGAAGATTAATGTATCAAGTTGACCCCATTCGCCTAAAGTGTATATGCGATAATAGTTGTAATTCTGTTTTTCAAGAGGAATCAACGTATTATAAATATAATCCAATGGAAGGAAGGGATTGTCCTTCCATGAGGAAACAATCTCAGTTGTATCTTCGTGTGGGTTATCAATGACATATTCTTTAATCCAACAGTAAATATCTTCCGGGTTAAATGAAAGAAATAGCTGATTGCGGGGTGGGTCGGTTTTCATACCTTTGATCTTTTTAGATGGCTGGCCGCTCATACGAGTTTTCAAAACGATAAAGTCTTGATATTCAAATTCAGTAGCTTCTTCCATCCAGATATCATTCCATTCTGAAGACTTGATTTTTTCCGGGTCATCCAAAGAACCAAAGTGAATCCAACTATTCCCGTAGTGCCAATCAAGTGATTGTTTTTCCTCTTTTACAAAATGCCACATATTGATGTGCTGAAGATATTCCTTCATCATTTTATATGTGGTCAATCTCAGGGACGGAAGTGTTTTTCTCATAACAAGAATCTTTCTCCCATCATATGTAAAAAATCGTTCGCATATCTCTTGGGTTAAAGAAAAAGATTTTGATGAACGGGCTCCACCCCTGTGAGCAACAACACGTGTTGTTGCTTCTTTATTTTTTACAAAAACAGGTGTCACCAAAAGAGGCATAGTCTGTAACGTCTGCACAGCCGTTAAGTCGGCTTTCGTTTTCTTCGTGCCTACAGGTCTACCTCTTTTTTTCTTTTTTTCAACCATCGTCTCTCGTAACCTTTATACTTCTTGATATAAAACTACCACTTTCTATTTCGCTTGCTAATTTTTTATGTTCGTCACAAAAAAACCATCCGGTCTTCTTTCTTTTACATTTTACATTTTTCTGTTTTGTATAATCCCAATATTCCCATGTGCATGTGCCTTCACGCTTATGTGGAATATCAATTCTACTTTTCTGTCCAGTCATAAAAAAAATCCTTTCACATAGAAACACATAGTATGTCTATTTTTAGTAGACATACTATGTGTCTTTTGTCATGGTTCCTTTGATTGATCAGGTAGCGGTTCGGGGTCCTTCGCCACCTTTCTAGCATCTGCTGCCAAGAAGCCACCAATTGCAGTGGCAAGTGCTGCTATTGCTTTAAGAATTTCGGAAAAGCCCGCTAACTGTGGAATTGTTGCCAGATAACCACATAAAGCTGCTACGAAGAAACACACACTTGTTTTCCAGTCCAATTTTAAACTATTCATGCCTGCCTCCTTCAGATATAAACTATATATCTGAGCTATTTCCCAATTACTAAAACCCATCGTGCGTAAAACACGATATGACATTGTTATTTCATTCATGTTGACTCCTTCACTGGGAAATCTTCAGACAAGCAGAAGACACGCCTCTGCATATACCAACACCAAGTGCCTTTGCACTTGTGGTTCTGCTCATGGAGTTTAGACATGTAACACACAACGGAACGGTCATGCTTACATTTGTCTCCCATTATGCAACGGTACAGTTTGCGTGTCGTCACTCATCTTATGCCTTTTACTTCTTTCCCAGTTTACTTTTCAGTGCCTCAAGTCGTGTAACTTCAACACCCTTCTCATCTTTTATTTTATCTCTTTCTTCGTCAATCAGTTGAATTCCTTTCCAAAGACCGACAATCATCAAAACTCCTATAACTGCTCCGATAATCATTTTCCTTACCTCCTTACTTTTCTTTTTTTATACAGAGCATAAATTTTATAAAAACCGCCAATTAATGCTCCTGCAACTATTGCTATTAAACCTTCAATTAGCATTTTACTTTTTCGGTTTACGTTTTGGGGGCTTGCTCGTCATGGGCTTGCCATCATTACATTTGTCCTTAGCCATTTTGCCATACTCCTTTTTTTTAATTTTTTATCCAACCTTTTACAATATGGTATGCCGTTAATGACCCGCACACCAGAATTCCAGAACATAGAACCCAAACTATTGCTGTCTCCATTTAATCACCCCTTCGGCGGGAATATACCAATCGGCCCAAGATAAACTTTTTTTCCATACTCACAGGCAATTGCCTTCACTAAAGAAGTAAATCTCCCATTTTTATAAAGTCTAAAAAAACTGTACCAAAAACCAATTCTCATCTCGCCATCTTTTCCTTTCTGAAGCGACCCCGAATAGGGAATGGTCGCAACGCTTTCTGGTGGATTGGAGCCGATGAGAGGATTCGAACCCCCAACCCTGTGCTTACAAAACACCTGCTCTGCCGTTAAGAGCTACATCGGCTTATACTTCTTAATCATCCTCTAAATTAAAATCGCCATAATGCACACCCAACTGGTCACAATATTTATCGACTTCAGCCCGGAGCTTTTCTTCTCTTTTCTTCAGGAGTTTTTCTTTCTCTTCCTGAAAATTATAAACCTTACAATCACTCACGGCTCTTTTGTCCCCTTGTCGAAATTGCATTCCCCGGCCAGTGAATCCAAATATTCGCAAAGCTCAAATGGTGCGCCCATCGCTATATGAAAACAGGCTTTACCCTTCTGAGGGCAATCCTTATAACAAGCCTTTTGCATCATTGGGTTGACATCAAATATTTTAAATTTATTTTCATCAAGTTTCACAATTCTTCCTCAATTATCTCGATTGCGTGATGGAGTATACTGTGAAACAACTCTTCAGCGGTATCCATACCGTTGAGTTCCGCCAAATCCATACATGCTTTATATTGTTCTTCGCTTATAACAAACTCCACATGCACAGTATGTTTCATGTCATTCTCCATTTATAACCGTGGTAATGGCATAGATAATCTATAGCTCCCCATAACTTAATGCCGATACTGCCCGAACTGACCAGAATCATCTTGGGGTCATTCTCATCTTGTTTTACATGACCACGTAACTTATCAATCGCGGTCTGTTCATCAGCATACACTTCTTTTGTTTTTGCTGGTAAATCCCTTGTCTGGTTTGCCATCTTTTTTATCCTTTCTTTACAACCCTCCATGTTCGGGAGGTTTCCATTTTTCCTTACTCTCAGGGGAGGCGAACATATCCCATATAAAGCACACGGCTACTATAATTAGTACGATTAGCAATAATTGTTCGATAGTACCCGTGTCCATACCCCCTCTTAATAAATCCTTCCATTGCTATTAAAATCCCCTGATAATGTATTGTGGGCGAATACATAGCTTTTATTCCTTTCGCACTCGAAACGGACATTCTCTAATGTAGCCCCGATCACTATCACATCAGCCCCCAGTATCTTCCTTGCCAGCCATATTCTGAAACTGGCGATTGTCTTTCTTATATAAAATTTAATGTCTATTTTACTCGGTATCATTTATTTGTTTCCTTTCTAAAAAGTTCTCTTATTTTTAACCTCCACCAAGGGACCTCCCACAGATCGTTTAATGCATCATACAGAACTGCAATCAGCCAATGCCCATATTCATGGACTCTCAGAGCCCAACAGTCTTGTTCCTTCCAAATTACAATACGGTTAGCACTGTAATTATAATAAGCCCATGCCTTAGGATGGTTCTTTAAATACCAGTCATCTTCCCGGTTCTCTATAATTATAAGTTCTGGTTTTTTCATAATATCTCTACTTTCAGATTTTCCTCTTTCATCCAGTCATCCACTTTACGTTCAATATCCACAATTCCCGCAAGTGCTGCTGCCGTCCTCATTTTATGCCAAGCCTTAAATTCCTTGGTTTCCAACAATCGCTTAAATGCCGCCTTTTTATTAGCAGGCTGATCACGGAACTGTCGGGATTCGGCAACAGCCCCTGAAGCCCTGTGAATTATCCTCACTCCGCTTTCCACTTTATTCTGATTCTGGCCACCATTGCCCCCGGCTCTGAAGGTCTGTATCTCAAAATCCTTCTTATTTAAACTGAACAATAGCTGTTTCATTTATATTCCTTTCTTACCATACTTTACTACCAACTAACTCTGGTACTCCTTACGGGTATACCCGCCTCCTTTCTCACAATCCTGAACA